TGAAACTTGGTATGCGACGGTTTTGGGAATACAGCCCAAAGAGGGCAACGCAGACCTCGTGACGATCTTTGTCGATGCGAGCAATGGCGTGGAGACGCGGCGAGAGCAGTTCGATACGCCCGTGAATACCGTGAAGTGGCAGGCGGAGTATTACATCGCGCAGAAGCTGGCGAAGATGAATGCGGTCGATCAGACCGAGAGTGATTTGAAAGATATCGTCGGGTCGGTAATTGGTCCGTCTCTGGCGAAATGGCTGCCCCCGGTAGAATAAGCAATGCGGTATTTGATCTTCCCGACTGAGCAAGCGGCCCTTACCCGCCGCCGGAGATGGGAGCACCATAATGCCTGAAATGAGCAAGAGCGAAGAGGCTGCTTTCGCCGCCATGGCGAACGAGCAGGCGCAGCCGTCCGCCGAGCCGGAGCCGGCCGAGCAGGAACAGGCTGAGCCGCCGGCGGAAGGCCAGGACGCCGAAGCCCCGGAGGCAGAGGGCGAGGACGAGGCCGGGGCCGCGCGCTCCCACTCCGCACCACCGCCGAAGTTCGTCCGCCAGGAAGCTCTGCGCGAGGAGCGAGAGCGCCGGCAATATGTCGAGGCCGAGAACCGGCGAATGAGCGAGGAGCGCGCCCGCATCGACGAGCGGCTGCGCATCATCGAGGAGATGAACCGGCCGGCACCACCGGAGGCGCCGGCTTGGGCTGTTGATCCGATCGCTGCCGGCGAACATCTTGAGCAGCGCATGGCGCGCCTCGAGCAGGGCTGGCAACAGAACAGCCAGCAGTGGACCGAGGCGCAGCAGCGGCAGGCCGAAAACCAGCAACTGGACGCCGCGACGAAATACGAGGTTAATCAGTTCAAGGCGCGGGTGCCGGACTACCCCGACGCATATCGGTTCTGGCTGGAAAGCCGGGCTGGCGAAATGCAGGCATACGGGATGCATCCGGCGCAGATAGAGGCCGAACTCGAGAAGGAAGGGCGCGACCTTGCCCGCGGGGCATTCCAGCGCGGCGTATCGCCGGCCGAGACGCTCTATACCATTGCTCGACAGCGTGGCTTCAAGGGCGGGGGCAATGGCAACGGGCGCGCCGGTAACGGACACGACAGTCCCGCCGATCGGCAGATCGAGCGCGTCGCGACCGGGCAGGAGCGTAATCGGACGCTGTCCGGTACGGGGGGCGGCGCCGCACCCGTGCAGATGACGGCGACCCTGCTCGCGACCATGAGCGACGATGAATTCGACGCCTGGACGAGCAAGAACCCAAAGGCGGCCGATCGGCTGATGGGCAAGGAAACGGGACGGGGCCGCGGGCGATAGGTGTTCAAGAGCGAAAGGAGAAGTAAAATGGGTAACAGCACGAAGACGAAGGGCGGTGGCAAGGCCGCTCCCGCGCCGATAAGCATGTCGCCGAAGGGCGGCGGTCATCCGGCCGGCGGCATGGCGTCCGTCAAGGGTGGCGGCAGCAAGGGCAGCTCGAAAGGCGGCCGCTACAAGTAGTCAAAAGCGTCGTCTCGAGTGCGTACGTTGGCCGCTGACGTATAGCGGCCTCGCCTCGCTGGGTGAGCGTCAAACCCAGCCTCGTCTTGTCGGGTGAACGATAAACCCGGCCTCGCCTCGCCGGTGAGCGTCAAACCGGACACCGACAAACCCAAGTTCCATCAACCACAGGAGCCATTTTCATGGCGACTACCAGCTATGGCGTCAACGACGCCCTGGCGGTGAAACTGTGGGCGAAGAAGCTTGCCGTCGAGGCGCTCAAGGCAACGTCCATCGCGCCCCTCATCGGCACTTCGCCCGACAGCATCATTCACCGCAAGGAAGAGTTCAATAAGGGGGCCGGCGACAAAGTGACGTTCGGCCTGCGCACTCAGCTCATCGGGGACGGCGTCACCGAGAACGAGACCCTGGAAGGCAACGAGGAATCGCTTACCACCTACTCGGACGCCGTCGTCATCAACGAGCTGTCGCACGCCGTTCGCGTCAAGAACGAAGGGCGCATCGACCAGAAGCGGGTGGCGTTCAATCTTCGCGACGAGGGCAAGTCGGGCCTGCGCGACTGGTATGCGAAGCGCATGTCAGTGAGTTTCTTCAACCAGGTGTGCAGCAACACCGCGGAAATTCGGACAAAATACACGGGCCTCCAGGCGACGACCGCATATAGCAGCGGCCGCCGGCTTGCCTGCAACGCGACGACCACGACCGCCGCCGAGAGCTTGGGCAGCTCAGACAAGTTCATGCTCAAGTACATCGACTACGCGGTGGAAGTCGCCAAGACATCAACGGCGACGACTGGGCCAATACGTCCAGTTATGATCAACGGCGAAGAGAAGTACTGCATGTACCTCCACCCGTATCAGGTGACCGACCTCCGGGTCGACGCCAGCACCGCCGGCAACTGGTTCGACATCGAAAAGGCCGCACTGCAGGGCGGGCGTAACAGCAAGTCGCCGATCTACACCGGCGCCCTCGGCGAATACAACGGCGTTGTCCTGCGCTCGGCGTTCGACGTGCCGCTCGCCACCAACTCCACGACCGGCGTGGCCGTGGCATCCACCCGACGAGCGGTCCTGCTCGGTGCCCAGGCGGCAGCCCTCGGCTTCGCCATGAACACCGACGAGAGCACCTTCGACTGGGTGGAGGAGCTGTTCGACTACGAGCGGGAGCTCGGCATCAGCGCGCAGGCGATGTTCGGCATGAAGAAGACGCAGTTCAACAGCATCGACTTCGGTGTCATCGCCATCGATAGCTGGGCCGCGGCCCACGCCTAACCCGGAGGAGAGAGAACATGCCTACCGGAACACAGGGCGGCCCTGGCCGTCGCGGTCATTTGCAGGTCGTCAACACGATCTGTCAGGATATCAACTTCAACGACACGGGCGCCGCGACGGGTATCGCGACGGGCAAATGGTTGCCGGCGGGAGCGATCATCCTCTCGACGGACGTCAGCGTGAACACCGCGTTCAATGCGCAGACCACAAACGTTTTGACGATCGGACTCAACGGCACGACCGCCAACAACATCGTGGCGACGGTCGCGGCCGCGGCGGGACTGGTGCTCAACCTGGCGCCCACCGGCGCTGCGCTGGGCAAGCTGACGCAAGACACCCAGGTCTACGTGAAGTACACCCAGACGGGCACTGCAGCCACAACGGGAAACGCTACCTTTATCATAAAATATGCAGGGGTAGTTTCCTAGAGTTGCATCGGGCCCCGTAACCTCCCTCGGGGCATCTGGCGGGCGCTCTCATCCGGCGCCCGCCGTCTTTCATTCGGAGATATTGCGTGAAGGTAGCCCTCTGCGTCCCGACCTACACCGGCCACGTCCAGGACGCGCTGATGGCGTCCGTGGTCAAGACCATGAGCGCCGCGGCTCAGCGCGGCATCGAGATATTGCTGATCACCGGCCGCGGCTGCCCGATCCTGCCGGATGCCCGCAACTGGTGCGTCGCCCAGGCGAGGGCGAACGGCTGCCATAAGGTCTGGTTCGCGGACGACGATATCGCCTGGGAGAACAGCATTGACGACGTCATCAACATGCTGCTGGCGCCGGTCGACATCGTCTGCGGTGTGCATCAGGCGCGAAATCCGAAATGGAACGATCCGGCGCGGATGGTGGTGCGCTGGAAGGAATTACCCCCGCGTGAAGACCCCGAGACAGGCCTTTGGGAAGTCGACAAGGTCGCCACGGCGTTTGTCTGTATCGACTGCCGGGTGTTTGACCGGCTTGCCGAGGAGGGCTTCGCCGAACGGTACCTACCCAACGGCAACATCATCGTGGGCGAATATCTGAAATGGTATCGCAATTATTTTTGGCTGAGCCTGGACCCGGTCGAGCCGCCCGCCGAGACGGTGGCGGCGCTCGAGGCGCTCGGCGTGCCGGGACCGTACAAGGGCCTCATTGGCGAGGACTTCCACTTCTGCGGCAGGGCGCAGCGGATCGGGGCGAAGATATGGGTCGATCCGAGAGTGAAGCTCGTTCACTACGACGGCCGCGTCGCCCATGACGGCAACCTGTCCAATGTCCAGTTCGTGAAAGAGGAGCCTGAAGTTGCGCGGATGGCAGGTGAAAAAGCTGCGTGAGGCGGGCCTCGACCCCTACATGCGCGGGACGTGGGCCGAGGCGCAGGCGAAGCTGCAGGCATTGGCAGCCGCGGTCGATACGCAACAAATGTCCGCGGTAATTGGTGTGCAGCCGGAACCCAAGGCTCGCGGCGGCAAGCCCTGTCCCCACTGCGGCAAGGAATTCAAGGCGCTGCACTGGCACGTCGACAAATGCCCGCAGCGACCCCCGGAGGCGGCCGCATGACCATCCTCTCGGTGCTTCGCGCGCGAATTGCGGACGATCTCGCCCGGCCCGATATCCCGAACCAGATCGCGGACGCCATCAACGACGCCATCGCGCACCACGCTTCGACGCGTTTTTACTTTACCGAAACCCGCAACGCGACGTTCACGACCGTTGCCGGGCAGAGCTACTACAGCGCCGCCGACGATCCCGACATCCCCAACATGTATGAGATCGACGACGCGCAGATCACCATTGCCGGCAACACTTATCCGCTCGACCGGGATGATGCGACCGTGCTCGAGGCGCTCATTAACAGCGGCACGGCGCGCGGCGATCCGCTCTCCTATGCGTGGGCCGACCAGGGCTATCTGCTCTACCCGGTGCCGAATGCCGTCAGGACGATCCGGCTGCTTGGCGGCATCAAGAAAGCCGCTCCGACCGACGACACGCCGGGGAATGTCTGGATGACCGAGGGCTTCGAGCTCATCCGCTGCCATGCCAAGCTTCTGCTCGCCGTGCATGTCATTCGCGACCCGGCGCTGGCGCAGCTCATGTCGGACGCGGCGCAGGGGGCCAAGGCCCGGCTCGAGCGCGAGACGAGCTCGAAGCGCGCGACCGGCCAAATTATGGCGACGGCATTCTGAGGAGAG